TTCACATTATGTCGAGTCATAATAACATCACAAAAAAGATTCGCTATGTTGATGCATTTCCGGTTTCTCTGGGTGAACTTGAACTTCATACTCAAAATACAGATGTGGAATATGTGACGTTGGATGCTCAGTTAGAATATACCTACTTCGAATTTCTGACCTAAAAATGATTTACTTTGAGTCTCTTATATGATATAGTTGCTACATTATGATTACTCTTGATGATTTGATTAACACATGGAAGAAAGACTGCGAGATTGACGAAATGAATCTTGATGAGGCTTCGCAGAGAACTGCCAAGATTCATGCAAAATATCTTGAATTGTTGAGTATCACAAAGCTTCAGCTAAAGCGTAAGGAGATGGAACAGCAGGTTCAACTGCGTGACAAGTGGCTCTACTTTAATGGCAAGATGGATCAGGCGGATATTACTGCACGTGGCTGGCCATATGATCCCTTTAACGGATTAAAGATTCTTCGGAATGACATGGAGTATTATTTTAATGCGGATCCAGAATTACAGAAGACGGAAGAAAAGATCGTTTACATTAAAACCATTGTTGAGACACTTGAGGAAATTATGGGTACAATTCGTTGGCGCCATACTCATATTAAAAACATGCTGGATTGGAAAAAGTTCACCTCGGGCATATGAACGATATTATACGAATTAAGAAGAAGAATGAGGTGTTTGTTCAGATTGATTGCGACCCCTCAATTCTGAATGAACTATCGGAGTTCTTTACTTTCTTCGTACCGGGATATCGGTTTATGCCCGCATTTCGGAATAAGCTCTGGGATGGAAAAATTCGCCTAGTTGATTCACGACAGAAGACTCTTTATGGCGGCCTAATTTCATATCTTGCAGAATTTGCCGAGACTCGTAAATGTGAACTCGAGTTTCTGGACGATAATTATTATGGTCGGCCCAATGCAGAGGTTCTTGTCGACGAAATAGAATTGGCCAAATTTATTGATGGTCTTCAGTTATATGCTCATGGTAAGGCAATCACTCCTCGAGACTATCAGATCGATGCAATTCTTCATGGGCTTCGGAATCTTCGGTCGGTACTTGTGAGCCCCACCGCATCGGGCAAATCACTTATCATCTATATTCTTCTACGCTGGTATCTTGAAGAGAATCCAAATAAGAAGGTTCTTCTCATTGTTCCAACTACATCTCTCGTTGAACAAATGTACACTGACTTCGCCGACTATGCAACTCTGGACGATTCGTGGAAGGTTGAAGACGAATGCCATCGCATTTATTCGGGCAAAGAAAAGATTGGAATGAAACAGAGGATTGTAATTACAACATGGCAATCAATCTATAAATTACAAGCTGGCTGGTTCGAACCCTATGGTATGGTGATAGGAGATGAGGCCCATAACTTTAAAGCAAAATCACTCACAACAATTCTGGAGAAATTAAGAGATGCAAAATATCGTATTGGTACTACTGGCACATTGGACGGAACTCAGACACATCGCCTGGTTCTCGAAGGACTATTTGGACCTGTTTATCAGGTCACTACAACAAAGAAACTTATCGACTCGAATGCTCTATCAGATCTCGAGATTTCAGTAGTGTTATTAAAATACGCTGATGAATACTGCGAGGCGGCAAAGCACTTTGAATATCAGCAGGAGATCGATTTCCTTGTGTCTCATGCCCCTCGAAACAAATTCATACGGAATCTTGCATTGGCCCAGGAGGGTAATACATTAATTCTTTATAATTACGTTGAGAAACATGGAAAACCTTTGTTCGATTCACTTAATGCAAAGTTAGATGCATTACCTCGCAGAACTCGGAAAGTCTTCTTCGTCTCTGGTGGAGTTGATACGGATGAACGCGAACGAATCCGAGCCATTATTGAAGGAGAAAAGAATGCAATCATCGTAGCGAGCCTTGGTACATTTTCCACAGGTATAAATATAAGAAACCTACATACAATCGTGTTTGCATCTCCTTCAAAATCTCAGATTCGGATTCTTCAGTCCATTGGTCGTGGTTTGCGTAAATCAGATAATGGTGCCACCACAAAGGTGTTTGATATTGCTGATGATCTGCACTGGAAGAAATCTCGGAATTATACGCTCGATCATGCTGCGGACCGTATTCAAATTTACGCAAAAGAGAAATTCAACTATAAGATATATGAGGTGAAATTGTGAATCTTCACGATCTAGCTATTATTCTAAAGCTCGCGAGTGGTGACACAATTGTCTGTCAGGTTATATCCGATACAGAAAATAATCTTCTTGTTCGTGATCCAATGCAGATTAACGTGACTCGAAATAGCACACCAAAGGGTATATTAGTCTCCACCTATTGCTCCGACTGGTTTCATGCTGCAGCCACACGAATTCATATGATCCGCAAGGAACACGTTTTAAGTGCTGCCGTTCCGAATGACGATTTAAAAGAAGAATATGCCTATATTGTCCTTCAAAAGGATGAAACCAATCCTGACAGTAAAACCAATTTAAAGAAGAAAAAGAAAGTGAGTGCAAAGAACCAAAAGAAAGATTATCCCGAGGAAGATAACTGGGGTGATCTTAACTTCAAGTTTGATCCGGGTGATGGATTTGGCGGTAGGAATTAAACCTAATCACCCTTTAGTCTCCTATGTGATTAGAGATAGATTATACAGAAACGTACAAATGGTGTACATCTTATTATGATATCCCATGAAAATAGTTGTAAAATAAGTATTTACAAATGACGCGGTGTGTGTTACATTTATGACTAGTAAAGTAATGATTCACTAAACAATATTATGGACGAAACACAAATTTTAGGACAAAAGAAACCGAAGACTACAATCGCAGCAAAACGTGCGGGCGTACACTACGTGAACAACAGGGAGTTCTCTCAGGCTGTTGTCGACTATGTAAATCTTGTCAAGAAAGCCAAAACTGAGAATACGGAGATTCCTCGTATTACTGAATACATCGGACGCTGTTTTCTTCGTATTGCTGAAGGCCTATCCCATAAGCCAAACTTTGTGAGATACACATACCGTGAAGAGATGGTCATGGATGGCGTGGAGAATTGCATTAAGGCAATTATGAATTACAACATTGAGGCGGCAACACGCACTGGTTCGCCAAATGCATTTGCCTACTTTACTCAGATTAATTACTATGCATTTATTCGTAGGATTATGAAAGAGAAGAAACAGCAGGACATTAAGTTCCGCTATATCGAGCATGCTGGCATTGAAGATTTTATGTCGAATTCAGAAAACACTGGTACCAGTATGAACGGTATTGAGAATGGATTCATTGATACTCTCAAGAAGAGAATCGGTCGCGTAAAGGAAACCGATGTTGCGGTAAAAGAATTCAAGAAGAAAGATAAGAAAGAGAGGAAAGAGTTAGAGCTCTTTATGTCATCCAGCCTATAATAAGACTGCATGCGCATTGCCATATTAAATGATAGTCACACCGGTGCAAGGAATGCATCGGATATCTTTCTGAATTACATCGGCCGATTCTATTCGGAGGTGTTCTTTCCGTATTGCAAAGAGAATGGTATCACTCAGATTATTCATCTGGGTGACTTCTATGATCATCGCAAATATATCAACTTTAAGGCGCTGAATCATTCGCGCAAAACATTCCTTGAACCTCTTCGAGAGAATGGAATGAGTATGGATATCATTCCGGGCAACCATGATGTGATGTATAAGAATACGAATGAACTCTGTTCTTTAAAAGAGTTACTGGGTTATTTTGTGGAGAATGTAAACATCATCATGGAGCCTCGAGTAATGGATTATGCAGGCTGCAAGATTGCAATGTTGCCCTGGATCAATCCAGAGAATTATAATGAATCAATGAAGTTCATTGAAACATGTCAGGCATCAATTCTCGGCGCACATCTTGAACTAGAAGGTTTCGAGATGATGAAGGGAACACCAGCCACTCATGGAATGCCATCAGATCCTTTTAAGAGATTTGAGATGGTATTGAGTGGACATTATCACACTAAATCCACGAAGGATAACGTTCACTATCTTGGCACTCAGTTTGAAATGACATGGTCCGATGTAAATGATCCTAAATTCTTTCACGTATTCGATACTGAAACTCGCGAGCTTATTCCAGTGCGAAACATGCAGACAATCTTTAAAAAAGTTGTTTACGATGATAAGAAAATAGATTATGATACCTATGATGTTACTACTCTCAAGAATCATTTTGTTAAGATTGTGGTGGTTAATAAAACAGATCTGTTTGCTTTTGATCGTTTCCTGGATCGAATCGCAAAGCAAGATGTATATGAAATCAAGATTGCCGAAAACTTTGAAGAGTTCCTTGGTGCAAATGTTGATAGTGATGATCTCGAAAAGGTATCTGATACGGGAGAACTTATTTCTTCCTATGTGGATGCAGCCCAGACGGATCTTAACAAAGACATAATTAAGAATAAACTTCGTGAATTGTTTGTGGAAGCCCAGAATACTGAAATAGTATGATTATCTTTAAACGCTGCAAATACCGAAACTTTCTTTCTGCTGGAGATAAGTTTACGGTAATTGAACTGAATTCATCTCCTTCAACATTGGTGGTTGGTCATAATGGTTCGGGTAAATCAACTCTGCTGGACGCTCTCTCCTTTGCACTCTTTGGAAAACCACACCGCGATATCAAGAAACCACAGTTGGTCAATTCAATCAATGATCGTAATTGCGAGGTTGACGTTGAATTTAGTATTGGAAATACAAACTATGTTGTGTCTCGTGGTATTAAACCCAACAAGTTTGAGATACTTCAGAATGGCGTGCTCCTAAATCAAGAGTCGCATTCACGGGACTATCAAAAGGTTCTTGAGCAGAATATTCTAAAACTAAATCACAAGTCCTTTCATCAGATTGTTGTGCTAGGATCCTCTTCCTTTGTGCCCTTTATGCAGTTACCTTCTCAGCA